ATGCTTGGTTTTCATAGTATATCCGAAGCGCCGGTATCGGCACTGGCGCAAACGGTTGTCGATCTGGTCATCCAGGATGCCACCCACAGCCACACGGCAGATAATCTGGATTTAACGCAGTTGCATGTTTTGGCGGTTCAGGATGCGCTTCACAGCCACGAAGCCGATAACCTCACGCTGACACAGCTTCACGCCCTGACGGTGCAAGATGCTGAACACAGCCACGAAGCAGAAAATCTGGTACTGACCCAGGCTCATGTTCTTGTTATTCAGGATGCTGAGCACGATCACACGGCTGATAATCTGGATCTGACGCAGCTGCATGTTTTGGCGGTTCAGGATGCTGAACATTCGCATGAGGCGGGCAACTTAACGCTAACACAGCTTCACGTCCTGACAGTACAGGACGCCGAACATGCACATGAGGCGGATAATCTGGTATTAACCCAGGCCCATGTTCTTGTCGTTCAGGACGCACAGCACGATCACACGGCTGATAATCTGGTATTAACCCAGGCCCATGTTCTTGTCGTTCAGGATGCGACGCACAGCCACACGGCAGACAATCTGGATCTGACCCAACTGCACCTGCTGATCATCAACGATGCAGTCCATGCGCACGCGGCTGATAATGTTGTTCTTGATACAAGTATTAGCCTGATTATCAGCAACGCGCTGCACGGGCATACGGCCGGCAATCTGGATCTGACCCAGCTGCATATACTGGCTATCAATGACGCCCTGCACGAACATTTTGCAGACAATGTTATTTTAGCATTGGCTTTAGCCACGCCCGATGGACGGGTGATTCTTGTTGGCGAGTTCGATCGCGGCATCATGGTGGATGAGTTTATAAAGTCGGTAGAGGTGCGCGGGAGCAGCCGCACCGTTACGGCAAAAAGCAATCGCACTATTGTTGTGGACCAATTTAACCGGACGGTGAACTGATGGAATACGTTGAAGCGAAAGACCCTGCCGATGTGGTGGACTATACGCTCGACTGGTCGGATGTATTGTCCGGCAGCGAAACGATCACGACCAGTACCTGGACGGTGCCTACCGGCATCACCAAGGATTCCGATTCCGAAGCGGACACGACGACTACAATCTTTTTGTCCGGCGGCACTGGCGGCGTTGAATATCTTTTGACAAACAAGATCGTGACGAACAACGCGACGGCGCGCACGTATGAGAAAAGCATTATTGTTCCAGTTATCGCACGATAAGCGGAGATGACCATGAAATTGAAAAACGGTGATGTGATAGAACTGAAAAACCAGTATTGCGGGCCGAAGGGCAGTTTTCCGCCCGGTAGAAAAATTACGGTTGGCGTTGCGCTGGACGTGAAGGAATGCGAGCAACTCATCGCCGGCGGTTATGCGGTGGCCGCGCAGGACAAACCGGCCGCGGCGCCGGCTGCAGAAAAACCGTCCGCCGAAGAGACCACCGAAAAGAAACCGGGTGTGCTCGAGCGTATTTCAAAACGCACCGGCATGAAGTAAGGCGCGCTGATTCGTGGCACTGACTTTAATCACCAAGCCCACCGCCGAGCCGGTCTCGGTGGAAATGGCCAAGTCGCACCTGCGGGTCACGCACAATGCCGATGATGCGTATATCGAGCAGTTGTGCAAGGCCGTGCGGACGTGGACGGAGGGCTATCTGCACCGGGCGCTGATCACGCAGACCTGGGACTGGAAACTGGACCACGGTTTCCCGTGTTCACCGTTCAAGGTGCCGCTGCCGAAGTTGCAATCGATAACGCATATTAAATATATCGATATTGACGGGGCCGAGCAGACCGTGACCAGTACAGTCTATGACGTGGACATCGCTTCCGAACCGGGGCGCATCGCACTGGCCTGGGGGCAGTCGTGGCCCTCGGTGCGCGAGCAGATGAACAACGTGACCATCCGCATGGTATGCGGTTACGGCGATGTGGTGGACGTGCCGAAAGAGATCGTACACGCCATGAAAATTTTGCTCAGTCATTTATATGAGCACCGCGAACCGGTGATAGTGGGCGCGGCGATCGCCAACGTGCCGCACAGCATCGAATCGCTGCTGTGGCCGAACCGGGTGGACATCCTGTGACGGCCGTGGTGCGGGCCGGGCTGCTGCGCCACCGTTTGACCTTCCAGACCGCTACGGAAACCCGCGATGCTCAGGGCGGCGTGACCAAAACCTGGGCCGATACCGTGACGGTGTGGGGTGACGTGGCGCCGATCCGGGCGCGGGAATACCTGAATGCGGACCAGATCCGGGCGGACATCACGCACCAGGTGATCATCCGGCAATATCCCGGGCTGAGCACAAAGCAACGGATTAAATGGACGGACAACGGGACTGACCGGTATTTTCACATCGAATCGATCATCGACATGGAAGAGCGTGACCGCAAGTTGCAATTGTTTTGCAAGGAAGAGGTGTGAGACGTGCAGGGCAATCCATCCATCAGGGCGCGCGTGAACCCGCTCGGGTTGATGTATATCCGCATACTGGAGAACCTGATCAGCGCGCAGATCAACGTGGCCGATCCGGACCAGTTCGCCCAGCGCTTGACCGAGATCATCAGCCGGCAGGTGGAATGCAAAGAGGTGAAAGCGAATGGCTGAGAAATTTCTGGATATCAAGATGCTGGGCGAGAAGGAACTGCAGGCGCGGCTGAAAAAAATTGAATTGAAAATGCAGCGCAAGATTGTGAAGGGCGCCATGAAAAAAGCTGCACGCCCGGTATTGGCACTAGCAAAAATCCTGGTGCCGGTGAAGACCGGAAAACTGCGCGACAGTTTGCGCATACGTCAATGGACTGGTAAGGGTGGTGTTTTCGGGACCGCTATCGAGACTGGTACCCGCCGGGATCTGGGTATTCCTGGTTGGGAAAAACATTTCTACCCGGTCGTAGTGGAGTACAAACACCAGTCCTTCCTGCGCCGTGCAATAGATGACGACCGCGAGTTGATTGTCAGCATTATAGCCCGCGAGATCCGCGCCGGCATTGAAAGTCTATGAGCCTGAAAGCCGCGATTTACTCGCATCTCATTGGGCAATATGCCGTGACGTTCACGGTGGATGCCGGCACGGACGTGATGACCGCGACCGGGCATACGCTGGTGAACGGTGACAAGTTTCGTGCTGACAGCACGGTGACATTACCCGGTGGCTTGACTGCGGACACCGATCTGTTTGCGCGTGACGTGTCCGGCAGCACCCTGAAAGCGGCGCTGACTTCCGGCGGTGCCGCCATTGATATCACCAGCGCCGGCACGGGTACGCATACACTCGGCACGGCGGTGACGGACCGGGTGGCAAACCGCATCTATCCCGGCCAGGCGCCGCAGGATGCAGCACTGCCCTATATCGTTTTCAACCGCATCAGTTCGGAGCGGTTCCCGCACATGACTGCACCTTCCGGCCTGGCGCGGGCGCGTGTGCAGTTTGATGTTTATGCCGGTTCGCAACTCGCCGCCGAAGACGTGCGCGATGCCTTGCGCTTATGGCTGGATGGCTTCG